ACTCGATGGTAAAAGAATCTATAATAGCTAACTTGGAAGCTTCGATGCAGCCTATAAGTGTTTCATCGTGTAAGTCGTACTCACTTTTATAACGATAAATTAAGTTCTGTAAGTCGTTGTTAAACAAGTCGATCTGATCTTCATACGGAGTTGTCATAAATTTAAAGCTTTACATTTTTGAAATTGTGATATAATCCTATTTGTAGGTAGTAAGAGAAACATAGCTTGTTATAATACTACTCTATTACCTGGACCTTGACAATTAACTTCTGTTTAATAAAGTCGATACTTCGTTCTTCTCCTTTATAGATCAAATACAACAAGAATAGACCTTGACTATAACCTTTATGTTTTAAATATGAAAAGATTTTTAAGGACAGGTGTGTCTATTGACATAGAGTTGTTGGTCATAGTCTACATTTCTTATCTACTATTTATGTATCTACACTAACTATCACAGCACTTATATTAATCACTAAAGATTTGTTAATAAGGAGTAGCGAAGCTACGACCAAAGCAATGCTCTAGGACCTTTAACACTTCTTTTATAAAAGCTATCAGTAAAGGATGTTAACTCTTTATCAAGTAGTTCCTGTTTCCTATAAGATATGTTATTGTCTACTACCTGATTCATTTGTTCTACCCAATAAGCTACAGCTATACTTAAAGCATCTAATCTATCATCGTGTATAAGACTGCCTTTATCTTTTGTTATCCTTGATAGTTGATACATTAACATATACTTAGCTTGATGTTCTATAGGATAGCTTTGAGCACTTTTATAGTCGTGTTGAACTACAGAAGGATCAACGATAAGTTTATGTTGATTAAGAACAGGTTCTAGTACATCAATGATCCTGAGTTCTTTTTGTTTACTGTGTCTTACTTCTTCAACAGAACAAGGGTATAAAGTAAACAGTAGTGGTTTAAGTAGTTCCTGGAACATACCATCACCAAAGTTAGACTCTACAATGATCTTATTTACTTTGTTATCCTTTGCTATGTTAACTAGTAGTTTAAGAGTTTGTTCATCGTACCCACCTTTTAGACCACCAGCTTGAGGAACAAAGAGTTGACCGTTAAGCATCTTAACAACAGCGTACCCTGTTTCATCCTTTCCTCTACCACTAGGGTCAATGGACATAACAGAACCTGTATATGGAATCATATCACCTATAGTCTTAGCTGGTTTATGATACCTGTCCCCACCTAGTCCTACATTGGGAAGGTCTTTATTTTCGTTATCTCTATCGGAGGACCAAATGATCTTTTCAGGAGCTAGGTCTGTATCAATATCTGTTATAACAAGGTCATTTATCTTTAGTGGGTATCTATCAGCGTCAGATAGCCTAGGATTGAGCATGAACTGTAAAGCATACCCTGTTCTACCGTATGACATCTTACGCTCTTCTAGGTCAAGGTCAGAGAATCTGGTAGGTTCTGTAGTAGTACCAACTGACTCATTTGTTATCCTTTCCGTTATAAAGGGTGCTATGTCGTTGTCATAGTTCTTTACTACTAAATCCTTACTAGGGTATTCAGAGGTCCATATACGAGCGTTGTAGCCCCTTTCTCGGAGCTTATTATAGATACTGTCTTCACACTGTGGAGTACCAAGGAATAGTATTCTGGATGTATCTAGTGGTTTAATGATAGCTTCAAACTCTTTTACTTGTTCATCCAGCTTATCTCTCATACCTTGAGTGGCTGAGTTATTAGGTACTTCTATGTCGTCAGCAATGATTATATCAGCACGAGAACCTGTTAGCTGAGAGGATATACCTAGTGACTTAACAGAGGGAGCGTGAGCAGCAGGAGCAGGTCCTACATCAAAAGCTATCTTAGAGAATCGTTGATCGTTCTTAGGTATTAAGTCTTGAAGAACAGGAATGTCGTGGATGATCTTTAATGTGAAGGTGGAGAAGTCATCAGCACGGTTCTTAGAAGCAGATACAACAAGTATGTTCTTAGTTGGGTCTAGGAGTAGTTGATGTACAGCGTAGGCAGAACATATCCAAGACTTACCTACTCCACGGAACGCCATGATAACAGATCGTTTAGGACCGTCTTGCATGAAGTCTGCAATGTCGTACTGTAACGGTGTAGGATCAGGTAGATTCAAGTGCTTCCAAACTAGATATAAGAAGTTACGGAAGTCCTTGAGTTGATGAATCTTCGATTTACTCACAACTCTATGTGTCTCTCTTAGGTGTTGTTATTACTTTGTAACTACTTTAGCTTTTAGCTCTTGGTCTTCTTCAAAAGGTAGTACAACATTTAACAAGTCATTAATAGGAGTGTCTTTACCTGCTGTAAGAACTATCTCGTTATCCTTTAGTAGTTGTCTAGCACCGTTCAGGAGGGATGGATTGTATTCACCAGTCTCGTGCATTTGATCGATTGCAGCACGGTATGTATCTGCTATGTATCCTTGTAAGTTACCTAGTTCTTCAAATGTCTTCATCATATTAATATTGTTACCATTTACGGCAAGACCAATAACCTGCTGATAGCTTTGATTTCTTTTGATCGCACTTATGTCTAGCTCTAAAAGATTTTCTAGCTTTAGGATTGGACTTTCTAATCTTCATGTTAGCGTCCCCGAATCTTATAGTCTTTGTCTTAGTACCTTCTTTAGCACATACAACAAACTTTTTCTTACCGTATCCAGGTTCTCCTTTGCGTATTCTTCTGGGTTTATTAATAGCTAAACCTTTACGCTTACATCCTGTAACTACTTTCTTCTTCTCAGCCATGCTGTTACTTTTTAAACCCACTCTTCATATTAGAGTATGACTGAGGTGATATTGTAGATTTGCTTTTACTACGGCTAATGCCTAGCTTTCTTCTTCTGTTTATGTTTGCGTATAATCCTTTTTTCATTTTCTCATTAACATCTCCATCATTCTATCTAGTTTACCGTTAATTTCTTTAACTGTAGTTTCAAGACCACTCATTCTATTCTCCACAGCAGTGTCTCGTTCTCGTTGTGTAGCAAGTTCCACTTCAATCTTTGTTAATCGTTCTTCATCTTTATCCAATCGATCAGCAAACTTTTTTACTACCCAACCAAAGACACCAATTATAATTGCTAGTGCAGTATCAAGAAAATGTGATATTGTTTCAGTCATTGTGTGTTAAGCTGATATAGTTGCTCCTAATGTTGCTATTACTTTCCAAGCACTACCATCATACATTGCTAAACAAGGGTTACCTGCATTGCCATTAGACACATAAGCAATATTTCCAGTCAATGCACCATCTGCTGCTGCGGTTGGCATTTGTGCAACAGTACCACCAGCAATCGAAAGGTTTCTTTCAAAAATACTAAACGCTTGTGTTGCATCACCGTCTTGCCATCCAAATCTCAATGCGTGTTCATTCAAGGATATAGCCATTTCGGATGGGTCTTCTGCGGCTGTTGTATCTTTTAGATAGAGCTGAAGTGACTCTCCCTTTAACCTTACTTTTTGTGCAGTTAGATCGTACCCTGTTTCATTTAAAGTGCCTATACCTACACCACCGTTAACATAGTTTAACTCAGTATCTGTAGCACTTATCTTAGCAGCTGTAACAACACCGTCTGAAAGCGTAAGAGCATTAGCACCTGTAACATCCCCTGTATGCGTAGCATTAGTAACCTTTGCTGTGTTAGCTGCTAGAGCTGTCTTATCTTCATCTGTCATCGCTCCCCAAGCACTTGTGGTAGCAGCAGGGATAGAAGCATTAGTACCTGTGTCACTCTCTACAGTTAAAGAAGTACCGTCAGCTGTGACGGAAAGGTTAGTAGTACCTGACCCTGCACTACCTGTAGCAGCAGCAGTAATTCTTCCTTGTTGGTCTACTGTTATATTAGTGTTAGTGTAAGAACCAGGAGTAACAGCAGTGTGTGCAAGCTTATCAGCAGTAACTGCATCATCAGCAATGTTAGCAGTTCCTATTGGACCACCTGCAACACCTGTAGCTAGAGTAGTAGCTATCTCAGCATCAACATACGATTTGTTAGATGCATCAGTTGTTGCTGTGGGAGTAGCTAGACCTGTGATCTTATTGTTCCCCATTGCTAACGCACCAGTCATAGAGTCCCCAGTCTTGGTAACTTGTAGAGCATCTTGTGTGTCCACATAGTTCTTAGTGGCAGCATCCTGTGCAAGAGTAGGATCAGC